ATGAAGAGTGAAGCCACCAAAAACATGGATGGTTATGAACTGCAGCGCCTGCGGGAACGGATTGCAGCCATGGGTGAAGCAGAACTGGAAGAGTACCGTGCGCAGCTTGACCCGGATAGCATGGGATTTTATGGGGAGGAGGACATAGAAGATGGAAATAACGAAGAAACTGACACCTTATAATTTTACCAACAAAAATGACAAAAACCGCGTTAAGTATATCGTGGTGCATTATTTTGGAGGTCTTTCCACGGCGGAGAACTTGCTGGAATATTGGTACCGCCAGTATGTGGGGGCATCCGCCCATTATATCGTGGGCCATGATGGTGAATTATACCAGTGTGTGGAGGACGGGGACATTGCCTGGCACTGTGGGGCACAAAAATATGTCCATCCGGAATGCCGGAACACTAACAGCATAGGAATCGAAATGGCTGTGCGTAAACGTGATACTTCTACCTTGCTGGCATCGGATTCAGACTGGTACTTTGAACCAGCAACAGAACAGGCCGCCCAGGAGCTGGTACGGGAGAAGATGCAGGAATATGGCATCCCGATGGAAAACGTAGTGCGCCATTATGATGTTACTGGAAAAATATGCCCTTCCCCCTATGTAATTAACGAGGAGGCCTGGCAAGCCTTTAAGGCAGGGCTGGTGGAACCGGAGAAGGGAGAACTGACCAAGATAACCGGGAAGAGCGTAGCAACGGCGGAGCAGATGGCAGCATATCTGATAAGCAAAAATCCGGCAGCTGCCCCTTATGCGCTGGAACATGCGCAGATCTACCTGGAGGAGGGAACGATAGAGAACATCCGCGCGGATGGAGCCTGGGCGCAGCGCTGTCTGGAAACGGGAAACGATACCTTTGCCGGATCCGCCGTTACCTTTGACCAGTACAATTTCTGCGGGCACGGCGTAACCCAGAACGGAATGCGTGGAACCATTTTCCCGGATCTGCGGACAGGAATCCGGGCACAGATCCAGCACCTGAAAGCCTATGCATCCACGCAGAAATTAAAGCAGGATTGTGTGGATGAACGCTTTAAGTATGTAAAAAGGGGAACCAGCCCTTACTTTGAATGGCTGGGAATCCAGGAGAACCCGAAAAAAGTAGGATGGGCTGCCGGGGCTGGATATGGAAATAAGATAATTACGATCCTGAACAATATCCTGGAAATTGACGGATCGGCAGATAATGAGAAAGAAAATGGTCCGGAACCGGAACTGAAGCCGGAAGGAATCTTTTTATACCAGATCCGAACCACGGTGGACAGCCTGCGGATCCGGAAGGGACCGGGAACTACATACCCGGAAACCGGTGCTATTAATGAAGTTGCTGGGAAAAAGAATCTGTATACGATCGTAGAGGAAAAGAATGGCTGGGGCCGTTTGAAATCGGGGGCTGGCTGGATTAGTCTTTCCTATACACAAAAGGAAGGTGAATCTTATTTAGTACGAACTACGGTAGACAGCTTGCGGATCCGGAAGGGGCCAGGGATTATCTATGAAGAAGTAGGAGCCATTAATGAAGAACCGGGCACTAAGAAAAAGTATACAGTGATCGAGGAACAGAATGGATGGGGTCGCTTGAAGTCTGGAGCCGGTTGGATTAGCCTGGCTTATACCGTAAGAGTATAGGAGGAAAAGCAGCCAAAGTGAATAAAAAATAGAATAGGAAGATTGACATCTGGAGGAAAAATGGAAGACGATAAATTAAGAATAGGCTTAGGTATCTTTGAAATGATATTTGCACTTATGTTGATGTATTGGGCAGGGGTACAGCCTACCCCTGCCATGCCGCCAGAGGGAACCGTTTTAGTTGCTATTGCCATGGGTTTTTTATCCTTATATACCGTAAGAGGCCGGTAGGCCGGGAAAGGAAAAAGAAATGAAGAAAAAAGGATTTGTATTAATGATGTGTTTGTTCCTGGTAGGAAACGCGGCCTTCCTATCTGCCTGTGAAACGGAGGCCCAGAGAGTATCCTACAATCTGTCCCAGGAGGCAGATAACTTTAATGTTGTACGGCAGCTGACTGTAATTAACTGCCTGGAAGGGGATACCTTATTCCAGATGACTGGGAAAATGTCTATCAAGGCAGATACAAATGATAATCAGCTTGAAATCATCGTGGAAAATGAAGATGGCAGCTATAAAAAGCATTTTGTAGGGTTGAGCGATAACGTTACTTACGTAGTAGAAGACCTGGATGTAAACCACATAGAAAAGTATAAATATACGCTAAACTATAACCCCAAAATGTGGATACCTTTTGAAGTAGAAACGATAGATTAAGTTGAACTCTAGGAGGTGCCATATGTCAGACAAAGAAAGAATTTTAATGGCAATAATCACTAGAATTATTCCTGGTGTATTATATGCTCCTTTTGAAGAAAGGGAGGAATACATTAAGTCATATATGTTCAGCAGATCAGAATTAAAGCCAGGAGATTTAGTTTTTGCGAATACTTCCCTAAAAGTGAATGACTTTCTTGTTGGATTTATAGACCATTTAGAAAAGGATTGTGTTGTCATTCGAGAAATAGGAAGTAATAGGTTGTGTAATTATTACAATGAATCTTTTTCTGTAATTAATAAAGAAAAATTAGGGTATGAACTGCTAGAAGGTGTGCAGTACAAGACATACCAAAAAGCATTAAAAGCATTTGGTAATTATACACAATATTGGACAAGATTTAAGTCGATTTCTTTTGAGGGAAATATGTGCTCTTTACAGGCCAGAAAAGCTTTTAAAAATGATACGCTATTTGAAGTAACTTTTCCGTATAACAGTAAAACAACAATTGCTAGTATTGGAAGGCTTTTGAAAGAAAAAGACCTGTAAATGATTACTATAAGGGAGAAAACAATGGCTACATATCAAACAATTTTTAAATGCAGGTTATGCGGTAAATTATTTAATGGGGTTGCTACAGACTCTGAAAGATTGGCATTCGAAACGATAAAGGATGCATGTTTAGGAATAAGAAGTGAGGTAATTCAAGCACCGAAGTTAAACCAAGAACATTTTTGTGCAGATGGAAGCTATGGTGTGGCAGATTTCCAAGGATTTAAGAAAATGAATAGCCATAAATGAGAATTTAGGAGGACAGGATATGAATAGATTAACAGAACACGATGGACAAGGAAATTGGGCGCTTAAAGGTGTTCCCTGGAAGGATTTACGGGCGGGAAAAACGATCACGGAGCCGATACAGGAGATATTGTATGGTGCTCTGTGGAAACTTAAGGAATATGAAGACATCGGTTTATCACCAGAGGAAACCTACCAGCTCCGGAACGAACAGGAAAGTTGCTATGGAGTTTCTCCTGCAGAGGACGAAAAGAATAAGGAATCCCAGGAAAGGAAAAAAATAATTGAACTTTTGAATGATATCCAGAAAATACTGGATGAGGAAGGCGCAGAAGAATTCGAAGACCTAAGAAAATCAAAAAAGAAGGAAATATTTGATCTATTATATGAAGCAATACCGGAAATAGATATGGATGGGGATTCGGATGGCTGCTATATACAATTTGAGCCGATAGATGGCTTTACAATCGTTTTATTCTCTTCTGCTGAATATATGGAAAGTGAAGCAATTCGTGACACGTTAACGAGTCTTCAAGTGAACACAACAGAACATAATGAGGCAACCTTTGAAGAAGCATTGGAATGGCTTGAGCGAGCCGATAACAGGTAGGAGGTAAAATCGTGTTACCTATTTTGAAAGCCGTGTATGAGACAATATGCCACCTCCTGTTAATTTCTACTGAAATATACCTGTGTATCCGATTTTTTTTTGGGAAACCATAAGGACAACCGTACATTATGGTATGGAATAGCCTGTATCCTTTTATTAAGAATTTAGGAGGGATGCGTTATGGACAAAAATAGTCCGGCTGCAGAGCTGGAGCATTTCTTAAATTTTGTGGATGCCTGCAGCCAGGAATATCGATATGCTTATGACAAGGTAAATGAAGAGGACCGCAAGGTACAGGATTTCCTGCATGCTATGGAGTTTGCCAAAGACCAGGCGGAACGGAACAGAGTGGCTACCAAACTGCAGAAAAGCCGGAGGAGCCGACGTGAAAATAAAGATTTAGTGAAGCGGGATGAAAAGGTGGTGCAGTTTTTTACCGAAGAAAAAAACAGGGGATTCCTGAACCGGATGCGCCAGCTCCTGGGGCAGCAGCGGAAAGAGGAAGAATACCTATCTGGAGAACGGATATACAATCCAAGAGTAAAGGAGCCATAATGAAAAATAAAAAGGAACAAAAGGATCGGCTGAAAATCATTCCGGTGAACCCAAGTTCAAAGGGGGAATTCGGAGTAGAGGTACAAAATGGGGTAATTACCAGGACGGGCCGCTTTTACATGTATCTGCCGGTTCGAAGGAGGTAAGATGGAAAACTGTATATATAATACAGGTGGCTATTGCTACCTGCATGAAGAAACCTGTGCCTTTGTTGGTATGGAAGAGGAGTGCCTGGATGCACAGGAGGGATAAAGGTGGTAGTAAGAGAAGAATTTTATTTTGAACCGAGGGTGATAAATGATAATGGGTATATCCGATGGTACGGGGAACGGTATACCAAGGAAGAACTGCTGCGTTACCTGGAAGAAACTGTGTATATAAGGGACAGCGGGGAGGAGCTGTTTGTGTACCAGATGGAAAGTGATCAAGTGGGCCAGGAGCAAGGAAGGATCCAGGCGGTATTTACCCTTATATGTAAGCTAAAAAAGGGAAAAACCAAGTGGAGGTATGGAAAGAAAATCGCACATTGAAAACCACATATTGTTAGCAGCTTTTCTTCCGATTTCTCTTGCAATACCACCTAATAGGTGGTATAATAAAGACAGTTAAAGGATAGCCTTTAACAAATAGCTGGGCAAGCAGAGAAAGGAGAAGGTATGGAAGAAAACATGACAGACAAGCAGATGGAAATCCTGTTGACCCTGGTAGCTGATAAGTTTGCGGCATGCAAGAACATGGAAGATGTTGAAGCAGCTGTGAAAGAAGTCCGGGAAATGGCAAAAAAAGAAAAGCCCGCCGATTAAGGCAGGCAGGGTGATGGACAGGGCGGGCGGTCTTGCCGCCGCTTGCCCCATCCAATAATATTATACAATTGGGAGAAAAAAATGTCAAAGCGGATTAAAGAAGCTCGGGAAGCAATAGGGATGAGCCGGGCAGAAATGGCCCGGGAGTTCGGAATGCCAATCCGCACCCTGGAAAATTGGGATCGGGAAATAAGCAATCCTCCCTTGTGGGTGGAGAAGCTTATCCTTGAGAAACTGGAAAGGCTGAAAGGAAAATAGAACAGGAGGAAAAGGGATGGAAAAAATAAAAGGCTACGCAAATTATGGAGTGCTGGCTCATGAGAAACAGGTTATATTTACGGTGGAGACAAAACACCCACATGCAGATGTGAGTGAGGAAGTCGAAATGGAGCTTCCGGAAGGATGGAAGGTCGCAGAGACAGAAGCTGGTGGGCTATTAATTGAGTCCCCGGAAGGAGAAACCTGGCCTGCAGATAAAGTGATAGATAGTTTTGCCGATGCCCCTGTATTAAGCTATTTTGATGGCGTAAAGGGCCATAGAATTACATTAGTATGGAATCTTTTGTAATAAACCGGCTGGAAAGAAGCTGCTAACGATATTGGTTAGCAGCTTTTTTTATGGAAGGAGAACAGATGAAAGCAGAACTGCTGAAGGAGTTGATTGAGGAAACAAAAATGGAGGATATCGCGGAACGCTATCGAAGCGTTGCGGATATGGTGGGTATAGAGAAATTTGTAAAGCTTTGTGATTATTCCAGGGGGGATCCCATTTATTTTCCCAAAACCCAGAATGTGCTGATACCAGCCAGGAACCGAAAAATCCGGAAGGAATATAATGGCTGGAACAGCAAAGAACTGGCAGAAAAATATGAGGTTACAACACGAATGATAGGAAAAATTTTACATGATGTTCCCATTCCCAACCAGATGGAGCTTTCCCAATTTATTGACTATGAAAAATAATGAAATAGTTCAACTAGAGCGGTCCGAGAAGATGGTGCTACCCTAAGAGCATGACTTACGTCATGCTCTATTTTTTTGTCAATTAAGGAGGAAACGGGATGGAAATTTTTGCGGACGGAACGAGAATTGTTATGTTTATCGGGTTAATGGCATTCCTGGTATCTGTTATAACAGAGGTATTAAAAAAATGGGAATGGCTGGACCGGAAAATGCCTACGCAGCTGCTTACCATACTGCTGTCTTTGCTTTTGTGCCCGCTGGCATATATAAGCCTTGTCTTATACAGCAGACAGGTAATTGACTGGTTTATGGTCTTTGCATCCTTCCTGGCGGCGTTTATTGTGGCTATGGTTGCCATGGATGGCTGGGAACGTGTAAAGGAGCTGGCGGACCGGTTTACCGGCGGCGGAAAATAGCTTATGGAGCAAATTATAACATTAGGGCTGGTCCTAAGCGTTGGCTTTAGCTTGTTGATTTTTTTGGCAAAACAGCAGTTTAACGATATCAAAGACGGGATCGCCCAGACAACACAGCAAATTAAAGAAAATGACAAAAAAACGAATGAGCGGATCGACAGGTTAGAAAGTAAAACAGAGGCGGAGATAGCAAACATCAAAAATGATTTGAGCGGAATAAAGGGTGACTTTGCTACGACCTTTGTACAACGGGAGGATTTCTTCCGGAGCATGAACGGGGTAGAGGACTCCATCCGGAAGATGGATAACAAAGTAGACAGGCTGCTGATAAACAGCAGCGGGAAGGGGTGAATCAGGTGGACAGTTATAGCCTGGAGCAGGAGGAGATTAAAAGGAATAAGGCAGTACGGGGGTTTATCATCCGAAGCCTGGTAAAAGGGTATAACTATACCGCTATTACGCGCCAGATAGCCGGTGCCTTGTGGTCATCCGGCCTGATTTTATCCCCGGATATCTCCAAGTACATCGATTACCTGGTGGATGCCGGGTACGTAGAAATCACTGGTGGGACAGTTAAGGCGTTCCGCGCTTACCAGGATGACGCGATCCTGAAGCTGACAAAAGAGGGCGTGGATTTGGCAGAGGGTACAATTGAGGATCCGGGGGTTGATATCTAATGGGAAAGCAGCGGAGCAAGAAACGGATAACCAGTAAAATTGATGAGCTTCCGGAGCAGCTGCGCCTTCAGGTTGATCTTATGCTGGCGGATACCAGCAATACCTATGTGGAGATTAGCCAGTTTCTGAAAACAGCCGGTTATGAGATATCCAAGTCCTCGATCTGCCGCTATGCAGCCCGCACCAATACTGCTATGCAGCGCCTGAAAGAAGCGCAGCTGCAGACGGATAAGCTTGTCAGTGTGATCAGGGAGAATCCAGAGGCGGATTACACAGAAGCCGCGATCATGATGACCATGAACGGCCTGGTGAACCGGATGGCGACAGCCGAAGAAGAGTTTGACCTGATGCCCCTGGATAAGGCAGGCCGCCTGATTGCCTCCCTGTCCCGGACTAAGGTGTACAAAGACCGGGTACGGCAGGATATGAGACGTAAAGCGGACATTGCTTTTGAAGAGATGGAAGCGGAAATTTTGAAGGTAATTAAGCAGGATCCGGAATCCACGGAGAAACTGAAGGAAATCCTTAGCAAAGCAAAGGAACGGATGGTGCAGGAGGAATGATTGATCTGGAAGAGTACCTCCGGGAATTGGAGGAAGAGGACGATCGGGAAATAAAAGATAACGAGACATACCAGAAGGCCCTGTTTGAAGAATATGTCCTGCGAGGCCCTGAAAACAGGGAAAGGCGGAAGGAACTGAACCGGCTTTATAAGGCTGGCGGGGAATTGTTTGGGGAGAATGGCCTGCGGAAGCAATTAGCGGCTTTTGACCTGGCATATTTTGGCCGTGCCTACCTGCCACATTACTTTACCCGCCAATCCCCGGCCTTCCACGGTGAGCTGGACGATATCTGGAGGCAGGGCGTATTAAAGGGGATGGATCCTTACACAGAGGCTAAAACAATTTCCCGTAAGGATGGAAGCCGGCAGGCCATAGCCGCGCCCCGTGGGCATGCCAAGTCAACGAACTTTACGTTTAAGGATACGCTGCATGCAATCCTTTACCAGTATAAGCATTATCCAATCATTTTATCCGACAGTTCGGAACAGGCAGAGGGATTTTTGGACGATATCAAGACGGAGCTGGAGGACAACTATCATATTATCCAGGATTTTGGACCGCTAAAAGGCGATAAGGTATGGCGCGGCAGCGTAATACTCACAAAGACCGGTATCAAGGTAGAGGCCATCGGCTCCGGGAAAAAAATCCGTGGCCGGAGGCATCGGAACTGGAGGCCGGATCTGTTTGTTTTGGATGATATCGAAAACGATGAAAACGTAATGACCCCGGAGCAACGCCGAAAACTTAAAAACTGGTTTGATAAGGCAGTCAGCAAAGCCGGAGATACCTATACAGACATTATGTATATTGGTACGGTCCTTCATTATGATTCGCTGCTTTCCAAAGTCCTCCAGAATCCCAGGTACCGGAGCAGGAAGTACCGGGCGGTGATATCATTTTCCAGCAACCTGCCTTTGTGGGAGGAATGGGAACGGATATACACCAACCTATTCGATGAACAGCACCAGGAAAATGCCCGAACATTTTTTGAAGCCAACCAGGAGGAAATGCTGGAAGGGACGGAAGTCCTCTGGGAAGAAAAGTTTTCCTATTACGATTTGATGGAAATGAGGGTATCTGAAGGGACAGCTTCCTTTAATTCCGAGATGCAAAATGATCCTATTGATCCAGAAAATGCAGATTTCCAGGAAGAATGGCTGGACTATTATGAACCGGAACTGCTGGACTTTTCAAAGCCGAACTTTTTACTTATTGGCAGTAACGATCCATCCCTGGGGAAAAACAAAAGGGCTGATACCTCATCGATTATTGGATTAGCGTTAGATTTAAGCACTGGCTATATGTACATTGTAGATGCGGACGTACAAAAACGAAAGCCGGATGTCATCATAGATGATGTCATCGAAACCCATAGGCGTTATAAACGGGACCTGAAGAAAGGATTTTATAAGTTTGGCGTTGAAACGGTACAATTCCAGTATTTTTTTAAAGATGTGATGGCAGCCAAGGCCCTGGAGGCCGGGGAGTACATCCCCATCGAGGAGATCCAGTCCATAGCCAACAAGGAGCTGCGTATTCGGTCCCTGCAGCCTTTTGTGAAAAACAAGTGGATTAAGTTTAACCGGAACCATAAAGAATTGATTAAACAGCTGACGGAGTTTCCAATGGGCGCGAACGACGACGCTCCGGACGGTTTGCAGATGGCTGTAAGCCTGGCACAGTCGGTCAGGGCCACAGCTTCCAGGCCGGAATATAAAACCGTGCAGCGGCGCAGAAGCAACTTCAGAAAGGGGGCCTGGTAA